TATAAATGGGGTACTGCGACTGCAGGTGCAGCTGGCGCTCTGACGATCACATTTCCTGTTGCGGCTTCGAATCCGGTATTTGCTGCGGCGTATACTTCATTCGTGACGCCAACAAGCAATATAGTGACCTATGTGACGAGCGTTAATACGACTACGCTGGTGGTTAACTGCTCGGCTGCGGGAACTTTAAACTATTTGGTGATAGGGAGTTAGAGATGCCCCTCGATAAATTTATGATAGCCCCGTTTGAAACGGGTTTACAGACCAACTACCGGCCGTGGCTTATTATGGACGATGCATTCGAGACCCTTGAGAATGCATATATCTATCGGGGGAGATTGCGAAAAAGGTTTGGAACTTACTACACAGGGTATGGCTGGGATAGCAACATAACCGCCCAGCTATATTCGCGTTTGAGGGTTCAGGTGGGAACTATAGGATCACCAACATCACCAGTACCCGGAACCAAATTTAATATCGGTGAACAGTTTTCAGCTGGCGACCAGATATTTACGGTCTATCAGGCAGGAACTCCTGCAGCCATGCTTTCAACAGGACCGGGAACAGGAACCTACAACACAACCACAGGAGCTTTTGTCCTATCAGGAACAGGCTTAGCAGGCGGAACACCTATATTCTTCTATCCTGGCGAACCTGTAATGGGTCTGTGTAACTACCAGAATGGCCCCATCAATAACCAGCCTTCTTACGGATTTGATACCCAGTTTGCCTACTTATTCACTAATGGTGCATGGCAGAGATCAGGAACGGTACTACTTACTGGTACCAATCTTAACTTTGTAGAGACACTCAACTACAGAGGTGCAGGATCAGGCGGTCCCGCTTCTCTATTCATAACGAATTTCAAAGATCCTATCTGGTATACCCCTGATGGAATTACATGGACTTCAGCATCTGGAGCATCTGCATTCTTTTTTGCTCCAACAGGAACCGTAGGATCAGGTCCTTTTGTGGTTACCGCAAGATTGATTGTCTCTTTTAAGAATAGACTTCTTCTTCTCAATACTATTGAAAATAACGGTGGTGGAGGGGGAGGCGTAAACACGGCCTATCGCAATAGATGTAGATTCACCTGGAATGGTAGTCCTTTTGCAGTTAATTCTTGGTATGAACCGAGCACCACTGATGGCTCTGCTGTAGGTAAAGGTGCTGGATTCATCGATGCTACCACAGAAGAACAGATCATCAGTGCTGAATTTATAAAAGATCGTCTTATCGTCTACTTTGAAAGAAGTACATGGGAATTAGCCTTTACTGGTAACTATGTTATCCCGTTTGTGTGGCAAAAAATTAATACAGAGCTTGGATCAGAAGCACAGTTCTCTACAGTTCCGTTTGATACGGTGATCTTGACTATGGGTACCACTGGGGTACATGCTTGCTCAGGCTCCAACGTCGAACGTATAGACACGAAAATACCCGATCAAGTATTTGAGATACAAAATAAAAATCTCGGTGTACAACGCGTTTATGGTGTCCGTGACTACTTCACTGAGCTAGTATACTGGACGTTCCCTTCTACTACTGAAGATTCTGGTAGCAATATCTACCCCACAGAGATCCTAATATATAACTACCGTAATGGATCATGGGCTATCTTTACTGACTGCATAACAGCCTTTGGGTACTTTGAGCAGCAGAATATGAATAACTCCATTACATGGGCAACTATAGGTCTGAAGTGGGAAGATGCGAATATGACCTGGTCCAGTGGCACACTTGATGCTAATTTCCGTCAGGTTATAGCAGGAAACCAGCAAGGATATACGTTCATATGTGACCCTGACGTTAGTAGGAATGCTCGCGCTATGCAAATTACTAATATGGTTCAATCAGGGTCGAACGTTATTGTAACATGTATAGATCATACACTCACGCCTATAAATATTTTCGATTCGAGTATCGGAGACTACGTTATTCTTGAGAACTTCCAAGGATGTACTCTTACGAGTGCCACGTATGACGAGGATATCTTCCCCGTTGCAGGACTAGGGGCAGACAAGGCTAACCAGTTCATTATTCCTGATGTTACCTTAACTGGAGTCTATACTGGTGGCGGCACAGTCTCTCGTGTGTCGAACATTAATATCAAGGGTAAGCAATGGAATCCTTATCTTAGTGAGGCACGTAATCTCTACTTAGCTCGAATAGACTTTGGTCTTGAAAAGACAGCCTTCGGTGAAGTCACCGTGGATTACTTCCCTTCTGCAAGTCAGTTATCCATGCTGGATCAAGGCGAAGGATCAGGAGCATTAATGGGTACAGGAGTTCTTGAAACTCATGCCTATGACCCTGATTTATATCCACTGGAACAGGTACAGGATCGTGTGTGGCACCCTATATACTTCCAGTCTACTGGTGAATGTATACAGATTCTTATCTATATGACCATAGATCAGATAATACAGCAGGATATAGCATTCTCAGACTTTGAGTTGGATGGCCTCATACTATTCACGAACCGTTCAAGCGATAGGTTACAATAATGGCAGCAGATAATTTACTTCAGTACCTAGGGGAATATGTCCCCAGTACGGAAATATGGCAGGTAATACAGGAACTTTCTCAGGCTAATCCAGGAAGTGACCAGTTTAAAGAGCTTATCGTGAGGCTCGCTCTTATAGTAAACCGCATTAATCTAGCCGTTAATACTAAAGAGACAGCCATATACGATAATCTTAATGAATTTGTTACATCTGTAGCCTTCCCTCCAGATCCAACGCTCTCATCTCAAACAGCCCAGACTCCTGAACAGAGAGCAGGGCTACGAAAGCTTATTATCTTTGGGGCATTACCTAATTCAACTATAAAGAGTGTTCCTCATGGTATCCCTTGTACTACTGCAACAGCGGTAATAAGGACCTATGGAGGTGGTACCAATCCTGGAGTCGCTTATATCCCCCTTCCCTTTGTGTCTGCGGTAGATGTAGCGCATAACATTCAAGTAGATTGGGATACGACCAACGTTAATGTTACAACAGGAGCTGATTACTCTGCGTATACGGTTAGTTATATAATTTTAGAATACTTACAGACCTGAGGGAGAATGAGATGGCGCGACAATTACCGATGGCAAATATGGGAAGTCAACCTATGCCTATGGGCAACCAAACTGCTATGGGGTCGGTGAGCCCTCAAGGGCAATTTGCTATGTTGAATCCACAACCTAAAAAGGGAATACTCCAAAAAGGAAAAGAGTTTCTTTTCGGAGAGCAAGGGCAACCACAATTTCTTCCCACTCAAACAGGCCCACAGCAACAACTTCAATACCAAGCCCTCCAGAATGTTCTTCAAATGCTTCAAGGGGGTCAGAATGCTCCTTCAAATTTCGATTTTGGTAAAATAAAGGCTGAAGCTCAAAATAGGTTCCAAACAGAAACGCTACCCTCTTTAGCGGAGCGATTCACTTCTTTAGGTGATTCCCAAGGATCTTCAGGATACCTTAGCGCATTGGGTCGTTCTGGAGCTGATCTAGATAGAGGCCTAGGAGCGCTTGAGGCTCAATTTGGACAGCAACAACAAGGTCAAGATAGAGACTACTTATTACAGCTCTTACGCCTTGCGCTATCACCACAGTTTGAAACACAATATAAACCTGCAACAGGTGGTCTATTTGGTAATGCTGCAGAAGGAGTGGCACAAGGAGCTGGAAACTTTGGTAGCATGGCGGGGGGAATAGCCGCTCTAAAACATTTCGGCTTCCTACTCTAAAGAATTTAGGAGAAAATAATGGCACAAATAATTAATGAATATCGTGGTTTAGGTAATTCTATAGGGACGGGATTAGGAAAAGGAATAGGAAGAGGGCTAGAGCAACTTACTCAATTAAAACTCAACGAAACGCTTCAAAATGCGGGAGTGAAAGATCTCTTATCTATGGGTCTTAATCCAGCTGAAGCACGACTTGTGAACCAATTTGGACCTAAAGAGAAGGCACAGTTCTTATCTGCGTGGAACCAAGGAGGGAATAAGCAACAAGCACCAGCTACTCCTCAAGTTCCAGAACAGCAACCATTAGCTCCTCAGCAAGGTCAACGCCCTAATCTATCCCTGAAGGATATTCTCGGTGGGGGGCAACAACCTTCAGAGGCGGCTGCGTTACTTCCTTACCTGAATTCACCTTCTGCGTTACGT